CATTCCTAACGCCATTAGTAAGTCATCATGATAACCGTCTTGGTGGTCTGGTCTACCATTCTTATATATAAATGTTTTCATTTCAGATATAAGCCTCCTAGACCTAACCTTTATTGCGTCTTCTCTTAATACCTTTTCAAGATTAGCAATCATAGGAAGACGAACTCCATTCGCATTGAATCCTGGCATCTTTTCCTTGTTTTTAACCCTATTCAATCTAGCCTTATTAGGCAGTATCTTACCAGTAGGTTTATCGTAGTGTAATAGCTTTTGACTGTAATTCATTTCTATCAACTTAAGTACCGTTGACACCCCCATACCACCAGCTATATCAACAACTGTATAAGCATTATACATATTACCATAGTCATATACATGTTGGGCTAATAAATCTGGTTGAATCATAGCCTTATACTCAAAGACTTGTTCCATAGTAGTAAAATCAATAATTACTATCGTTGAAGCATCCTCTCCATCACCCCTAGAAACATCAACACCCATAATATATTTGTGGCCTTCTATTGGTTCATCCCACATCCAAAATTCATCCTCAACACCAGTAACATACTTAGGTTGTCTAACATTTTGTTTGTCATGCATTTCTATGGTCTCATCTTCTATGACATTACCACCAGAACCTAAAAACGCAACGTCTAATTCTTGAGCTATTTTCCTAGCATTGTTATTCAATGCCATACACATATCCTCATACCATGTTGACGTTGGCTTCCACCCATCGTCAATCCTAACCTTAAAAGACTCCATGGTTCTTACTACCTCTTCCTCGACTATATCATCACCATCCTTTTCTTCCTTAACCCACCTTAAGTCTTTATTGTATCTTGGGTCCTCATACCAGCGCATCTCAACAACATGATATAGATTATCACCAGTAGCAGATTGGTCATACGTCTTATAATATAGTGGGTCCATACCATTAGGTGTTGATATTAGTATTACCTTACCACCAGTAGAAATTGAGGACATGGCTGCCGCATAAACAGATGCACCATTATCAATGAATGCCGCCTCGTCAAAAACAAGCCACGTTGGTGTATATCCCCTAAGAGCATCTTCAGATGTAGCAACTGCAATAATCATAGAGCCATTAGGTAACTCTATTTCAAATTTAGAGTCAGACATGAATATTGACTTAGCCTCATTTTCAGCACTACCATAATACTCTGGACCCCAAATCCACCTAGGTAATTGCTGTAAATAGTCTCTGATACCCTTTAAAAACTTTTGGGATAATTTTAATTTATTGGCTATTATTAAAACAACCTCTGGGTTATCTCTATCTGCAAACCCAGCCTTAACTGCCATATAGGCTTGTGTCATTGTAGATATACCAGCCTGTCTTGGTTTAGTAACTAGATTATACCTATTGTCTTCGTAAGATTTTACTATTTGCCTCTGTCTTGGAAATAAGTTGAATGGAACGAAACCCTCCTGTGTTTTATCGAAGGTTTCTAAATATGTCTCTATAGCATGTATTGGGTTTTTAATACATTCGGCATATTCTTTATATATTTCGCTGGTAGTTAGCATATTCTTTAATAATAAATATACCAATAACCTTAAATAACCCCAAAAACAAGAAAATCCCCAGCGGGGATTTTACTTTCTTAGAATAGACTGTTGATGTCTATATCATCTAAATCATTTAATGAGAATCCATCTTTGTCATCATCACCAATCTCATCACGATATTCGTCTTGTTGTATTCTGTGTTTACAACCCTCTATAATATCACTTATTATTTGTTTACCTTCCTTAGTGTGCGCCATTATTTCTCTCATTCCGTGATTAAATTCACCAACTGGTAATGCCGCTAGTTTAGAATAAACATTATGCTTAAGTGTAAAGTCTTCTTCGTTGAAGTGACTAGTGAATCTTTCCCATAAGCCAGAACCTAATCTCATATCCCAAGGTTCCGCTGATAAGAAATCAGCCTTACCTATAACATAATCAGACATCTTCTTATCATCTGGTAGGCCATGTGCTGAAAGAATTTCCATAACACCCTTAACTAGTTCGTGTATTAATACTGGAAACACCATACCTTGTGCGTGTATGTGACACTTAGGATTATCTTCTGTTGGTAGGGTTACTGTAACAAGACCCCCAACAAGAGTCTTACCACCCTCTTCATTAATAACATCATGCATGTCTGGCTCAACAAAATAGCAATAATCAGCTGCGGCCATCAATTTACCATACTTAGAAGTCAAGGTTGGGTCTAGGTCACCCAACTCCTTATTTGCCATATGAAACATGTGTGACGACTTTTTAGCCGCACCTTGTGTCATAGCATTAAGGAACCTTCTCTTATAGACATTGTCGTTGGCTAATTTAATATCTCCATGGTTCTCAAACTCAACCTCAACCACGGTTGGTAGGCTTTCTTTCTTTGTACCATCTAAGCCAATATTATCACATAATTCGGCAGTTATTTCCACTATGTCTTCAGACATATTATACTCTTCTCTAATCATATCAACAGCTAAATTCTCTAATACCCTCTTATGCTTAGACTCTATTTGCATACACTCCTTAAGAAGCGGTGCTTGACAATACTTTACTTCGTCATTATTAATGGTATTCACATCGAACTTCTCTTTGAAGTTTCTCATAACCTCAGTGAATCTATCCGCAATTATCTTTTGGTCAAAGGTTTTATCATCACCAGCTGGAAAAATTGGATGGTCGCCTAGAGAGTGCTTCCTTTCCTTAAGTTCACTTTCTAGTCTTGGGTGCATCCTTTCCATATGCCCCTCAGAATAAGTTATACCCTCATTAATACTCTTATTTGGTTCCTTAGCCTCACCTAAGGCTTTCTTAGCTATTTTTCTATAGTCCATTATTTAATATCTTTTACTTTAACTGTTTTAATAACCTTTCTAGGTTTCTTACCTGTTACTGTCTCTATTAATTTATTCTTGGTCATGCTTGGGTTAGTATTTTCAATTTGTGGTTGTCCTTCGCCTTGCTTAGCCGACACCTTAAGATTGCTAACAATGGCACTTAACTTATTTCTAGGCACACCAATCTTTTCGGCAAACTGACCAATTATTTCAGCTTGTTCTACTGCTGTATTTATTTTAACCATATATGGTGCTATTGCAGACATATCCAATTTGTTTAGTAGCACTTGAACGTCATTCTTAAGCTTAACGGGGTCCCTCTTTGGTTCATCTAGTTCTAGTTCTTGAACTTGTTCCTGTTGTTTTCCTCGGTCAGCATCACCCTTTGTTGTAAAATCAATAGGTTGTTCTTGTCTTTTCATGAAATTCTTAAATGCTTCTTTATTATTACTCCAATATTCCTTACCATGGGAACCATAATGCATTGAGGTTGGGGACAACCTGTACCCAATCTCTTGTTTTAATTTACCAGAGTTTATTAAATCCCAAATAATCACCCTATTATCATTACCTATTGCAGCACTATTGGTTGCGTCTGTACCCATATACCTACCAAGTAATCGTACCACACCATCCATTAATTCTTTCACATTGTTATCATCGCGCAAATCAAACTTTGTGCTATTACCATATTCTAATAGTGTCTCATCTTCATTCATGTCTTTTTTATTAATTTCATTATCGCCTTCCTCTGAGGCTAATTGTTGCATAAGCTTTCTGTACTCTTCATACTTGTCGGATTCCACCTCTGGATTCATACCATGCTCAATGCCCCTACCAACCGAATCATCTTCACCCTCAGCATGAAAGTTTTCTGGGTCTCTATCTTGTTTATTGGCTGTAGCATAATAAACCTTCTCAGCGGCTTCCTTACTACCATATTGTTTAATCATACTGTCCATAACCTCTTGATTAACCTCACCTATACTTTCAGTATCTTTTCTTACTGGTTGATTGACAACGTTATCCATAAACCACTTATAATCATAAACCAAATCATGACCATATCTATATACACCTATATCCCTCTTACCGTCTGGGTAAATAGCATTAACATATTGCCACTTAATATTATTAATCATGAATGGTGTTTCATCAGTTCTATCACTATGGTATTGTACAGTTTTACTTGTATCTTCACCAATAAACCCAGATACATAATCCTTAGCTTGTTTATCGTCAATATCTAATGCATTCTTAGCAGTTTGAACTAAATCACCTGTTGCATCTTCTAATTCATCTGAAGTTACAGTTCTCTCATGTAATTTATTCAGTATCTTCTTTTTTAAGTTTGACATCTATTTCTTTTTTATATTCTAATATTAGGTCATGTTCGTAAAGCATATCCTCTACATTTTTTATTGTATCTCCAAAGTGAAAAGCCATTCTCTTCTCTGGGTATTCATCATAACTATCCATGTTTTCCCATCCAAGTGCTACAACACCATCTATGGCATCCCAAACTGAGAATGAGTCACTATTTTGTATTACATGTAATTTAAACTCTTCTGTTGTTAATCTACCAACCTTCTTAACATGGTCTTCATGTGGAGAACTAGGTCTTCCAGCGGCTGGTATTGAATCCCATTCCTCACCATCTATATCTTCAATGGTATCTGAAAATATGAATTCGTATAGATTAACTCCTTTCCAATCTCTACCAACTATGTTTATAAATATCAAATAGAGTTCGTTCATTATTCACTATCATTAATTAAATTACCATCTTCAGCCTTAGGGTCTGGTTTAACTTGTTCTCTTCTCTTAGGTAAGAACGGTCTATCAGTTTCCCTCATTGGCCTTGCTGGTTTAGTTTCTGGTATAACAATTGGTTGTGGTTCAACCATTGGTTCTGAATTTTCCATAAGTCTTAAGTCTTTTATTAATTTATTTTTATTAACAAAAATACCATTTTTTTCTGACTCTCGCAACTTATCCTCATTCCACACAGTATCTTTACCGAATCTAGATTTAGGATAATCGTGGGTTATGTTTCCTATCTTACCTCCAACCTCATCAATATCCCTACCCTTTAGCATGTATTCCTGATTATCAACATTACCGTAATCCGTATAACTCATATCATGA